GGGGATGAATCCGCTTCGTTTCCTTCGTCAGCTACCTCGGCGTCCGCCTCGGCTACGTCAGATTGGCTTACGTCTGCATCGTCTTCGGGCACATCTTCGCCCTCGCCTTGCGGCGCTAGTTCGTCAGTCATGGTTTTCCTCGCCCTGTGAGAATCCACAGGTAGACGCCTCGATAACCCTCGAGTGGGGGTCTAACCTGCACGCATATACAGTGTTAGGGCCGCGTGAGATGCCGTCTGAGACGACTTCTCGTTAATTAGGTACTAGGGTGGCACCCCCAATCAGGGGCGCTCAGAGAGCCTTATATGCTCGTGTCGAATACGACCTCTTTGCACTCGTATTCGATCGGGAGATAAGGGAATTGGCTTCTCATTGACTGAACCATCAGCGGGATGGCCGTTTTGCAGTCACTCAAAGTGTTAAACGTCCGTATTCCAGACAGAACGCCGGAAGGCCCATGGCCGCCATTCCACAAGACATAGAACAGGATAAAGGTCTTCACTTCCGAACCTCCCAGATGTAACACTTAGCCGTACAAGCGACTTTCACCCAGTCCCCATGCTCGAGATCAGGATAAGCGTCGTACAGCATCTTCCTTTTGCCATCGATCAGGACCCAATGAACCCCACTCATGTAGGTTCCTAGTCCTGTTATGCCCCCCTCGACTATCGTCAATGAGGGAACTCCAGATGTGGCGCCCATTAGTAAGGTAGCTAGTGAGTAAGCAACACCCCAGCAACCCAAACGCCAAGAACGATCAAATAGACGAGTACGAATATCTTGTATGTTCGGTTCATTGGGTGACATTCTCGTACTCAGGGATAGCTACCAACTCGCCGTTCTCTCGCTTGGCTCTGAGCTTCGTCACCTTTGGCGTGGGCGCAAATACTACCTGCGGCTGATTCTTGCCCTGTATCTCGGCAAGGGTTTGCACCGACGCCTGCATGAACTCGGCAACGAGCTTCTGTATCTCAGCCATTGCCTGGTTCAACTCGTTCGACAAGCCCTCTCGGGTCTCCCCCAAGCCTTCGGCTGTCTGATCGGCTTTCTTCAGCGTGAGCTCGGCGAGTTTCTTCGTGATCTCAGCCTCAAAAGCCGTCTTCTTAGCTTCCATATCAGCTAGGGCAACTTGAATCTCGAGCTTGGTCTTCTCGGCAACGTTCTTTTCTTCCTCGACCTCTGCCGCGGCCGCTTGAACTAGCTGGCCCTGCTCTTGGACTTGCTGCATAGCCATTTCGGCCTGTTGCATCATCTGTTGCACTTCAGGCGGTATTTCAGAATCCGAGTTGATTAACTGCTGAATCTGCGGCGGCAGGATAGCTTGCCACCGTTCTGCGATATCCTCGGCGTAGGGGAAATCGAGCGACTTGAATACCAGGTCTCCAGCGACTTGCATCAACTCAGGATTCTGCCCCGCAATCTGGCCGTAAACCTCGGCCGCTTCCTGCCTCAACGTGCTGAAGCTCGGACCTGTGGTGATCGTTACGTCGTATTTGCCAGCCGACATATCGTTGATGCGTATAGTGTCCCCGTTCTCGTCCTCAACGAATTGGTTGATCGTCTCGTAACTCTCCGTTCCATCAGAGCCTAGAATTCTAATCTCACGCTCTGCGTCGTATATCTCGGGGATCAGGTCAATGAGGATCTCCCACGTTCGCCTGATACCCTTCGCCATGTTGTCGGGGAAATTGTATGTGACGATCTGAGCCTGACTTTGCTTTCTCGCTAGTGCAATTCCCGACTTCTCGCCCGACTCCTCACCGAATGAGGCTTCGTGCAAGCCCGAGGTATCTCGTATGTCATCAGACGCAATAACCGCTTGTTGCATCAGAGCAACGGGAACGTCGGCCCCTCCCATTCGTTGCGGGGGCGCACCCCCTGTTGAGGGGTCCGGGTTGTACAGCATGAACGGGCGATTCTGATCGTGAGCGGTCGCCCATTGGTTCGTTAAGCCCTCTGCTTGTTCTGGTGTCGCCCACCATTTAGCTCTAGGTGCACCAGCTATCGTCTCGTCTATTGCTGTACGTGAGACGTTGTAGGACCGCTGAGCGTCCTTGGAGAAGCGATGCAGGCCCCACCATAAACTCTTGCCGTCGACTACCTTGTATTCGCCGTGGACTTGAACGTAGCGATGCTGAGAGCCCGCTAGTTCCACAGGCTGCTCTAGCACCGCATCACCAGAGATAATCACTCGCATGATCTTGTGGTACTTGACGAGCCGTGTCCGTTCTGGCTGAACGCCTTGCTCTGCTAAGGCTTGACCCTCATCAGATTCAGAGTCGACCACAATCTGCTTAGAGCCTTCGCCATCAGGTACCGTGAATAACCACAGGTCTTTCTCGGCGGGCTCTTTGTAGTCGTACAGAGCAATACGTACTTGCTCTTCGCTCTTCCAGTCGTCCTCGTCCTCAAAGATAACATCATCGAAGCTAACTGGGTTGGCGTCGGGGTATCTCTCCTCAAAAGACGCCTTGGATATCTTCTCTGTCAGAATCCAGTCATCGGCATCACGCTTGAGAAAGTCCTGGCTGCTCGGATCGGAAAAAAGACAAAACGGGTTCTTGATCGCCCTAACGATTATGTCTTGGTCGAACGCCGAATCACTTGAGTACTCAGTATCGATCTGCCAGGCGGCCATGCCTGCGTCGACTAAGTACTCAGCCGCATGATCCACAACCGTATCGCCATCCGATATGTTCCAGATGTTTCGGATCAGGCCCTCGTAGAGCTCGGCTGTGTTCTTATCGCCCCCTTCAACTGCCCGTACCTTCCCCGCAGGACGATTAGCACGGATCTCGTTGATTACTCTCTTGCCTGCCGGCCTCAGCTTGTTGAACTCATAGCACGGCCTGTCGCCACGGTTCTGAGTCATGTTGTCGTCCCACTGCTCGCCTGGGACGTTAACGAACCTGAGATCCTCTAACGCCAACTCTCGGTTCTCTTGGTCGGCCTCGGACATGACCTTGTAACGATCACGCACACGCCTGATGAGCTTGCGATCGGCCTCAGTCTCTTTCTTTGTTCGCTTAGGCATTAACCGGACCAGCCTTTAAAGCCGCCGTAAGGATCTGGGGTGTGCGCCTGCTCGTTTTTCATCTGGTCGGCCACTACAGCCATATACCTGAAAGCATCTGAGCCGTGCGAGTGCTGGTCATGTAGTGGCGCTCCTGGTTCGTTAGTAGCTTGATTGATCTGGCGCTTGTAGCGTCTCAGACACTCGATCAGCCTTCCCGTCTTATCCTCATCTAAGAAGATGCGAGAGAAAGTCTGCCTGGCCAATTTGATTCCTGCCTCAATGCCAATATCAGGCACGATCTCTACATCCCGGCCTAAAGCCTTCAGTACGTCTTGTGCGCTCTTGCCAGTCTGCGGGTTCTTGTGCTTGCCATCGTGAGGCAGATAGTCCTTGCCCCATCGATAGGGCTTAGACTCCAGCTCCTTCACGTAGCTATCGTAGGTTCGGTGCGAGTCCTCTATGTAGTCAATGACCATCAGGCTACTCGCAACCTTCTGAACCATGATGATCGTCATCTGGTCGTTCCAGCCGAGATCCCATACACAGTGAGTCAGTAACTCAGGGTCGTGAGGCATGGGTCTAATGCGTTTCTTCTCAATCGCCAGGGCTACTTCCTTAGCGTAGATTGCGCCTTCAACCGCTGATCGGCAATTACCTTCCCACACGTTATCGTAAGCTTCGGGATCTCTCGCCTTAAGGGCTAGCCGCTCTTGCTCAAGCACTTCAGGAAACCACGGATTGTCCGTGTAGTTCAGCTTGAGCAGTACCGCGTTCTCTGGGGTATGAACAACGAACCTTTGATATGTCTCGTCTGTATCCAGTTCAGGATTAAACGTGACCCATATCTCAGATCCTTCCTTCCGAATCGTCGGGATAAGGATTTCCCACGACTTCCTTGATACGACCTGAGCTTCCTCAACCCAAACAATATCAACGCCCTCGAATGACTTGATCTTCGCAACGTCTTGGGTCCTAAGCCCTGTGAATAAGAACTGCGTCCCGTTCGCCCCAGTGATCTCGTTCTTAGTGACCTCATAGAAGCCCTCGAGCTCTAGCTCACCAATCTGGTCCCTTAACAGTTGATGAACCGAGTCGGCAATCGTGTTCTGTATCTCTCGAGTACAGAGAATCCTTAGCGGCCTGTTCGCCCCCTTGATAAGCAACATCCTCGCAACGGACCAGGACTTCGTTGAGCCCCGGCCTCCGTAGAGGATCTTGTATCGTCTGGGTTCAGTTAATGGTCGGAGTTTCGGCGGGAAGCTCGCTCTTGTCGTCTGCCTTGCTGCCGTCAAAATCAACCTCTATATTGCGATGCTCTATCGAGCCTGAATGCACTGTGTCTACAGGGATCAGGCGAGCGTAGAGCTTGAAAAACTCGGTCGGATGCTCTGCGCCCCATTCAGTCAGCTTCTCAATGCCGCCCATGCCCTGAAACGCTAGATTGAATGCTTGCTTAGCGGTTGCAGTGAACTTGTTTGTAGTTCCCTTTGGTCTGCTCATATAAATTCGCTTAGTTTATTTCCTAACCCTTTGTTACGCCAAGCATTATTTCTTCCGCTTGTGCCCCTTTCGGGGCTTGTAGTTCTTGCTCTTGCCTTTGTGCGGCATCAGGTCATCCCGTATAGGTTAGTAATAGTCCATTCCTTGGTTTCTCGGTGCTGGGTTGCCAGATCATGGTCGGCGGCTACAGTGAGTTGCAATCGCTCTGTCTTGCTCGCGTTGTTCTGAATAGCGTTGTGAGTCGCTGTGATCGCTATGCTTATATTCGATGCCGCTGATACAGTCGTCCAGCCAGCTAACTCAG